ACCTGTCGACTACGACTAAAAGACTCAACGGCGGGGGTCATCGTATCCTGCATTTGCGCTTGTTGCCCAGAAGGGGGCGAACCCCCTCCCTGGCTATACGCAAGCATAGGATTTAGACCCGCCGCCTCCATGTCCTTAACAGTAGTCTGGTACCGAGTGGCAAACTGCTGCGCAGAAAAAGCATTGGCTGCTGCTGCTTGCTCAGCTTGCGCACTATTGCGACGCTCACCACCAAGCAAAGACAATGCACCGCTAACAAGGCCACCGGTAACAGCATCACTAAGTCCAAACATTTCATCACCTTAGAAGTGATCAATCAGACCAGGCACAGAATACAGCGGCATCGGACGAGCGGTCTTGCAATCAAAAAACGAATCAAACAAAAACTGCTGACCGTTCGCTCCAGCACCAACTGCCACCACGCGAGACACAGGAGGAGTCTCCTGAATAAACGTAGAGTTCAAACTCGGCAAAGCCGTAAACCTTTGAGCAAGGTGCCAACCATCGATGGTACCCGCAGATGTAGACTTGAATAAACTAGATATCTGCGACGGTTTATAACGATATTCTGCCCATCGCTCTTGATAACCAAAAACGTTATTATCCTGGGTCGAATTTCCGGTAACATAAATCTCCTTGTTGTAAACCGGCTGCTCGCCAAGCATCGCAAACGCAGGGAAATAAAAGTCATAACGCGTAGAACGCGACCACATACGCGGCAGACCCTGCTGGTAAGTCAGGTCAGCGCGAACAGAGACCAAACCGATAATCACACCATGCTCAGTAAACGACTGGGTGAACCCGTGTCCACGGGCCAGAGCAGTACCAACCGCTGCAAGGTTTGCAAGCGGAGTAGTCTGACCAGAACCACCAGTACCCGAAGTCTGAGCAATAGGATTAATCGTAATAGGGGTAGAACCACCACCAAGGTACTCGGGACGCTGCAGCCGCGCGTCCGGCGAAACCACACCAAAGTGTGCACGCACAATCTCAGTGTAACGAGTACCACCTCGCGCATCGCGCTCGAGCAACTTCTGAATCTGAAAACTCTGACGAAGCTGATTAATGGTCGCAGCAGTAGCCTGACTCAAATCAGCATAAAGACCAACGTCACCAGAAACGTTAGAAAACAGCAAATTACCAGAACTGCTAGGACCCGGGTTAGTACCAATATTAGTATAACTACCCGTGTCCAACCACATACTCCGCTTAGTACTATCGGCAGCATTATACACCTTAGTCGTACCACCAGTACCAACAATAGGCGCGGACGTGCCTAGCGGCAACGAAACAGCATTGCCCTTCTGCGGCCAGGGCAGGGCCGAAGTGAAATAGTCATGGCGCTTGCCACGACGAAGAATGGTGTAGTTCGTAACAGTGTCAGGGCCATCGCCCTTATCCACAACTACAGAATTCTGCAAATTCTGATCACGAAACCACTCATTCCAAATCAAATTATACGCACGCGGCCAAAACGCGCAGTGCGAAACAGTCTGGCCATTAGTCACCTGGCCAACAGTAGGCAGTCCCATATAGTCCTGCAACGAACCGACAGCGTAACCTCCAGCTGGAGAAACCTGCTGCGGAACCACATACGAAATAGAGTCACCAGGATTGTCCTGTTGACCCATAAACTTCTGCCAATTGTTCCAAATCAACCGATTCGGAACAAAGAAAAAAAACGAATCCAAATAAAGATTATCCATTGTCGGGAACAGCGGCGTGGCCATCCGAGCAAAGGCAGTCATCTTCAAATTAAAAGTATCACCGGGTAGGACTTCGTCCACATACACCGGAACCAAATAGCCAGCATCAAAAGTAGTCTTATGAGCAAACTGGCGATCAAAAGCGGCACGAGGAATCTCGGCCTTAGGAATCATAGCGAAACGGTGGGGATCCACCGAAGCATTCTTATGCATCATTACTGAAAACTCCTTTTCAACATGGAATTACGAGCAAGTGTTACTTGCTCTTTAACAGCTAAGCGAGCATCGGACTGCTCTCCTAGCAACCTCTGACCATAGCCGTCCAGCTCACGCTGGGCGACAATCTCAGAAAACGCACCGGGATCTTCCTTCTCAAAAAGACGGTCGTAATACTTAGGCGGCTTAGTCTTCACGCCATTAACGACCACATAATCCCGGGGAAAAACATCAGTGCGAAACTTCTCAAGCCACGGCTTACCAATACCGGGCTTCAAAGACATGTGATTAAACTCCGGAACGCGATCAATAATCTCGCCATCTTCCGTAATCACACGATAGTGTGCTTCAGCCAGGTCCCCAGTGACCTTCTGCACACAATAACGAGCGATGTAAGCAGCAGACTGAAAAGTCACGTTACCCACGCTCGACAGGCCTAGCGGCCATAAAGACTCCAACAACTTGGACGTATAAATCGATTCACCCGACTCAGTCTTCTTATAATAAAGCTTGTCCGGGAAATCATATCCAAATAAACAGGCATGGAAATGCGGACGCATTTGCTCCTGACCATACTCACCCCCACAATAGAAACGCACTTTCGTGCCAATGCGCTTGCGCAAACGTTTCATAAAATTCTGAAAATCAGAATAATCTAAAGATCCACCTCGGGGGAGGTTGGAATCAGAGTAGGTAAGCGTAATGAAGGCATTATCTTGATGTAGGGACGCTTCATGTAAACAACGCATCGCCCACTGGCGGCTCCGTTCAAGACGACACCCAACACACTGACCGCACGGTAATTCGAGGGAATCTTGCGCACCACGCTTGGACCTACTCACAAACCGAACCGACCCATCCGACATCCGCACGGCGGGCATTGGATGGTAGCACGGCATTACAGACGCCAACCACCACGCATCGGGTTGCTACGCATGTTGGCAGCGGCCACAGTGCGCGTATCACGCCCGAACTGCTTCGCAGACGATTGCTTGTTCACTTGACGACGATAAACAGGCTTCACGTTTCACTCCTTCTCGGTTTGTAAAAGACACCTCTAGGGAGGTGTCACCTAGACCAGTTACATCAAGTGGAAGACTGGTCTAGGCAACGACTTTACACGAGGATCAGACCTCGCGCAAGTCCTTCGCACGCGCAACCAGGCGCGGCTCAATCACGTCGATCGATCCGTTGGAATCGTCGAACGTACCGAGCTCGTAGAGCTCGAAATCATCGGGATGCTTCGCCATGTCCTCAGTAGAGTCCTTGCGATTAATCTCATCCCGAAAAGAACGAACGGCAACAGCCGTCGTAGGAACAAAAACCGGACGGCCAAAAGCTTGGGCCGCCGTGTCCTTAACAGAAACAATCACTTGAATCATACTAACTCCTTATAGTTCGAACAAAAGCCCCCGAAGGGGCACACATTGCGGCTAGGACGCCGCGGCACCATCGGGAGTACCCGACGGTGCTTCAACAGGAACCGAATTGACCAGGCCCAACTTAATGGCCTCATCACGGTTCCTATCATCCTCCAGAAAATCAATAACCCTCTGAGGATCGTTATCGAAACGAGCACGAATCTCAGCAGGCAACCGCATGAACTCATTCTGAGTTTCACGAATCAAATTCATGGCCGTCTGGAAATCCGGCACATTAGTAAAATCACCAAAACGTGGCACAGCCACTTGACCAGGCAGCTGCCCGGTCAAACCAAAACGCCGAACAATGGTATTGATATCGGCTTCTTCGGCAGCGGACTGGATCGCAAGCGACTCATCCTCGCACAACAACCCACTTTCAACTGACGCAATATCGCGATCATAGTTATAAGGCGTACGAAAAAAAGGGACCTTCATCATTCACTCCTTCTAGAACGATACTGAAAAATATGCTTCAACAAATCAATAATTGGTTTGTATTGAGCAGCCTCACGACCAAAATTGTCAAACTTCTCAGCAGCTTCCTTGTCCAGTTTAGAAAGCTGCCCTTCCATCTCAGAACGAAAACTCTGATTCCTAATCAAAGGAATCTCAGCTTCCATCTTATTAACCGTCATACGAATCTGATTACCGACTTCAGTCAGGTTCATACCCTTCTTAATCAAATTATCATATTCAATACGAAGATTATCAATAACGCGCTTAACACGCTCGTTGTCAGTTTGTAAATTAACAAGCTCTTGCTCCGTCTTCTTGGCCACATGATAGGCCACATTAGTCTGCATGTTTGCATGACCAGCACTTGACCAGGCCTGGGCAGCCTGGCCAGCAATCAAGTCGGCTTGCGCCTTCTTGTTCTCCGTATC